AGCTGGCCGAGTTCGAGCGGGCGTTCCTGAACCGGTGGACCGAGGGTGTCACCGCTGCGCCGATTCCGGTCACGACCTGGGAGCGACGCGGCGTGCCGGATCTGCACATCGACGGCGAGGTGGCGTTCGCCTTGGACATGGCACCCGACCGGGCCTACACGTCCATCGCAGTCGCCGGTCCGGCCGGGAACACGACCGGTGTCGAGCTGGTCGACCGACGCACCGGCGGCGATTGGGTGATCGGCCGGGTCGTGCAGCTGTGGGATCGGTGGTCGCCGATCGCCTTCGTGGTCGACATGGCGGGTCCTGCATCGACGTTCGTGCCTGACCTCGAGGCCGCAGGCGTCAGGGTGATCCGCACGAACAGTCGTGAGATGGCGCAGGCCTGTGGTCGCATGTTCGATGCGGTGCTGAACGACAAGCTGGCGCATCGTGGGCAGCCGGAGTTGACTGCTGCGGTCGCCGGTGCTGCGAAGCGCAAGTTGGGTGACGCTTGGGCGTTCAGCCGGTCGGCTTCATCGGTCGACATCTCGCCGCTGGTCGCAGCGACCTTGGCACTTTGGGGCGCTACTACGCTGGAGCGTGAGACGGTGCCTGAGGCACCACCTGTGTTCGCCTACTGACGAGGACCGATGGCCTGGATCGCAACGCTGCTCGAGCTGGCCGGGATCGTCGCCATCTGTGTCGCAGCGTGGTTCGTGTCTCCGGTGCTCGGTCTGGCAGTGAGCGGTGTGGCGCTGTTCGCTGTCGGCTGGTTCCTGGAGCGTGATTGATGGGTCTGTTCAGGCGTGGTGCATCCGAGGAGCGTGCGATCACCGCCGAGGACGTGATCAACCTCGTGAACGATCGGCGACGCTACGGCAACGTGCCGCAGGCGGTGACGACGGACTCGGCGATGCGTCTGTCTGCGGTGTGGGCGTGCGTGCGTCTGCTCGCCGGTCTCGGCTCAACGTTGCCGCTCGACCAGCAGCGCACTCGTGGCGGGGTGACGGTGGAGGTGCCTCGCTCGGCGCTGTTCGATCAGCCGCAGCCTGACACGACGCTGTCGACGTGGCTCTATCAGGCGTGGTCGTCGCTGCTCACTGCCGGCAACGTGTACGGCCTCGTGACTGCGGTCGGCGGCAACGGGTATCCGACCTCGGTGGAGCTGGTCGACCCCGGCCTGGTGCAGTGGCGGCCGGAGGAGGACCGGGGCTGGTGCGCGGTCGTCGACAACGTCGAGCTCGAGCGCTGGCCGAACGGTCCGCTCTGGCACGTTCCGATCTTCACGATGCCGGGACAGCCCTTTGGTCTGTCGCCGATCCAGCACGCCAAGCAGACGATCACCGCCGGCCTGAGCGCCGAGCGCTTCGGCAGCGACTTCTTCCACGGCGGCGGTACACCGAATGCGATCCTCTACTCGGACACCGAGCTGACCGCCGACCAGGCGCAGGGCATCAAGGGTGCGTTCGTGCGGTCGACCGCCGGGAACCGGGAACCGATGGTCGTCGGTGCCGGTCTGCGCTACGAGCGGGTGTCGGTCGCACCTGACGAGGCGCAGTTCCTCGATGCGCAGCGGTTCACGGTCGAGCAGATCGCACGCATCTACGGTGTCGCACCGGAGATGATCGGTGGTGCCACGTCGGGGTCGTCGGTGACCTATGCGAACCGGGAGCAGCGGTCGCAGGACTTCCTGACGTTCGGTCTCATGCCGTACCTGGTGGCGCTCGAGGACGGCCTGTCTGCGCTCGTGCCGACGCCTGAGCGCATTCGCTTCAACGTGGACGGCGTGCTGCGTGCCGATCTGAGCACCCGCTACAACGCTCACGGCAGTGCCATCCGGTCCGGCTGGATGTCGATCAACGAGGTCCGAGCGCTCGAGGATCTGCCGCCGATCGACGACGGGGACGACTACCTGTGGCCGCCGTACCGGGCGTTCCCGGTGCCGGACGACACCGACATGGACGAGCCTGCAGAAGGCTCACCCGAGGACGAGGTCGAGGACATCGCCGAGGGTGTCGACGACGACGAGGCGGTGACCTGATGCCGTGGGAGATCGTGCAGGACGATCCTGCGTGTCCGGCATCCCGGCCGTTCGGTGTGCACAAGGTCGGCGACGGCGAGCTCGAGGGCTGCCACGCCAGCTACGCCGACGCCGACGATCAGATGTCGGCGCTCTACATGGCCGAGTCCGAGGACGACCAGCGTGCCGCCGACGACACCTACGAGCCGCCGCAGGGTGTGCAGGATGCGGCGCAGCGTGCGCTCGAGTGGATCGCCGAGGGTCTCGCAGGCGACGGGTTCACCGATGTGGGTCGTGCTCGTGCGTCGCAGCTGGCGAACGGCGAGCCGGTGAGCCGGGAGACGATCGGCCGCATGGCGAACTACTTCGGCCGCCACGCCAGCGACCGGGACGCCGAGGGCTTCAACAGCGGCGAGGACGGCTATCCGACTCCGGGCCGGGTGGCGTGGGACGCATGGGGTGGCGACGCCGGCAGGACCTGGTCGCAGGGGATCATCGATGCCGAGGAGGCATCTAGCATGGATCGTGGGGAGCACGACATGGACGCATACCACCGCACCGATGACGGCGTGACCGTGCCGGACCGTGAGGTTCGTCGGGTCGAGCGCCTGGAGCTGCGCCAGTCCGAGGACGGCCTGCCGGTGCTCGAGGGCTACGCCACGGTGTACGACTACCGCTACGACATCGGCGGCGGTCCCGACATGGGCGGGTTCACCGAGGTGATCGCTCGTGGCGCTGCGACCAAGTCTGCGCAGGAGGCCGACGTGCGCCTGCTGGCGAACCACACCGGCCTGCCGCTGGCACGCAGCAAGTCCGGCACGCTGGAGCTGTCCTCCGACGACATCGGCCTGAAGGTTCGGGCGACGCTCGATCCGAGCAACCCGGCGGCGCAGGAGGTGCGCTCGGCGATGGAGCGCGGCGACGTGGACCAGATGAGCTTCGCCTTCCGGGTCGTGCGTGACCAGTGGAACGCCGACTACTCGGAGCGCACCATCTCCGAGGTGAAGCTGTTCGACGTGAGCGTGGTGACCTACCCGGCGAACCCGGCCACGGTCGTGAAGCTGCGAGGCGACGACCAGCCGGCCGAGGACGCCGCCGAGGACGAACCCAAGGCGTCGGGCCGCAGCGTGGCGCAGGCTCGCCGCCAGGCGAGTGTCGATGCGTCCAAGCGACGCAGGTAGGCTGTACGCAAGGACTGCGCCGACGATCGGCCGCAGGACCCGCCGGAGCCAACGAAGGCCACCACGGGACCTGCACCGAGAGGTCACCCGGTTCGTCCCGATCCGATCTTCAACCCTGTGAGGTTCACCATGCTGGAGCAGATCCGCTCCCTGATCGCCAAGGCGCTCGACGACCGTGACGCCGCGGCCGAGGCCGTCGAGGCCATCCTGACCATCGCCGAGACCGAGGGCCGCTCCGAGCTGTCCGACGACGAGGCCACCAAGTTCGACGCCGCTCGCGCCGAGCTCCGCAGCATCGACGAGCGCATCGACGAGCTGACCGCTCGCGAGGCCGAGCTGGTCGAGCTCGAGGAGCGCAAGGCGAAGGCCGACGAGGCCCGCAAGGCGATCGGCGTGCCGACCGTCCGGGTCGGGCGCGAGGAGCCGACCTACCGGGCCGGTGGCGAGCACAACTGGATCTCCGACGCCTACGCGATGACGTTCCTGCGTGACTCCGACGCCGCCGAGCGTGTGCAGCGCAACCAGCGCGAGATGAGCGCCGAGCTCCGGTCGACGACCGGGAACTTCGGTGGGCTCGTGCCGCCGCAGCACCTGAACGACCTCTACGCCGCCAACCTCGAGTCGGGTCGGCCGTTCCTCTCGAACGTCACCTCGCTGGCGCTGCCGGACCAGGGCATGAACATCGTGATCCCCCGTGGCAACGGGTCGACCTCGGTGGCCGCTCAGGAGACGCAGAACACCGCCGTGTCGAACACGACGATCCTCGAGTCCGACCTGACGGTGCCCGTCAGGACGTTCGCCGGGCAACAGGTCGTGTCGAAGCAGGCGGTCGAGCGTGGCGCTGGCATCGCAGAGATCATCCTGGCCGACTTGGCGGCTGAGTACTCGACGAAGGTGAACATCTCGGCGATCTCCGGCGACGGCACCGCCGGCGGCCACTGGGGCGTCCTGAACACGACGTCGGTGCAGACCGCTGCGTGGACGGGGACGACCGGTGCGTCGCTCATGACCTCGATCCACAACGCGATCGGCAAGGTCAACGCGAGCCGGTTCGCCGCCGCCGACCTCATCGTGATGCACCCCCGTCGGTGGGCGTTCCTCTGCGCCGCAGTCGACGGTTCCAGCCGACCCTTCATCCAGGTCG